GTACACAAGGCACCCCATTTTAACATTTCCCAACTATGTTTTAACAGTTGCTAACACAGTTTGGCACGGTTTTTGCTCTGTGCCACATTTACCATTCTTTAACACTGTTAAACTTTTATAAAAAGATGTTTCACGTGGAACGGTGGCAAGTGGATGCAGCAAATGTTTCACGTGGAACAAACAAGTGTTAACAGATATTAATTTTATTCTTTAAGATTTCTTAACAGAAAAAATTTGGTGGTTATTGGAAAAAGACGTATCTTTGCAACAGATTTAGAAATTTAGTTCAACCCTTTAAAATACAAGAATATGGCAACGTACAAAATTACTTTAGAATGTGAAACCGTTTTATCTGTTAACGGTAAACGTGTTAAAAGTGAAGTAACACGCACCACGCAAACAGTTACAGATGTTTCTTCTTTTGCTGATGTGGCAAAAGTTATGTTTGAACACGAAACCAACTGTATCAAGCACAACAGATTGCCAAAGTTGACGAAAGACGTTTACACTATCTTTGAATCAAAAGATAGTTTGAACTACATCAACGAATTTGGCTGCTGTGTTACACAGATTTGCAACAAATTAGGTAAAAACGCTAGTTCGTTCTTACAGTTGACACAGACAACAGAACACATACTATAAGTTTAACCGCCTGTAAGGTTCATCCCTTACAGGCATAAAATAAATGATATATGGAACATTCATATTTTAAGATTACATTGACACAAACCGACAAAGAAACGGTTTTTATGGTACGTTCTGACAAAGTAAGCGAATTTTTCAATAACAAAATTGATTACTTACAGGGCGATTGCAAAATAACGGTCAAAGGTCGTTTTCCAACGCACAAAGATTCCCGAAAGTGGTTTATTGTTTCAACTAAATAATAATGATATGAAAAAGATTAAGTATTTTAGTTTAAATGAGTTCATCAACTCGCCAACCGCAAAACGTTTGGGCATTGATAATATGCCAACGTTTGAAATCGTTGACAACTTGAATCGTCTTGCCGATTATTTAGACGGCATCCGTGAAAAGTTAGGTAAACCGATTCTTATTAATAGCGGTTATCGTTCACCGATGTTAAATAAAGCGGTTGGCGGTGTGGCTAACAGTCAACACCTTAAAGGTTTGGCGGCTGATGTGGTGTGTGCTGATATGGAATCTTTAGAAAAGGTTCTAAGAGAAACAGGCGGTTTTGACCAACTTATTAAGGAACACCGCAAAGGGTCTTCGTCTTTTTGGTTTCATATTTCGGTTTGTTCCCGTAACGGAAAACCCCGAAACCAAATAATAATGAATCTTGAAAAGAAATAGTTATGGAAAAAGGTTTTAAAGTTTTACAGGATTCAATTTCTGTTTCTATTGATAATTTAAAGTTTGTAGCAGAAAATACTACAGGTGGCAACGGTTTATTGCTCAACTCTGTAATTGATACACTACAGGCACAAAGTAAAGTTATTGAATATCTTTCTAACTGTTTGGAAAAACGAAAAAGCAATTAAAAACCGTTGTTTCGATTTCCTTTGCAAGAAAGGTCTGATGAATGAATTTTATAGCAAATAAGAAAACAGGCGGTAACAATTTTACCGCCCGTTTTCTTTTATAAATAAACGCCTGTTTCAAGTTGTGAAACAATTTCATTATATTCATCTACCAAAAGATTTGCCGTGTTCAAATTCACGTTTTCAAACTTTGCAAACCCTTTAACCGCATTTATAGTTACGTTTTCTTGCGTGTTGTTAACAGGAACGTCAACGGTCGAATTCTCTGTAATCAATACATAAGGTTCTAAACCGTACAAAATTTGTTCGTTCCATTCTTCACCGCCAACGATATTCAGTTCTGTTGTTCCTGTCTTGTAAATAACATCACGTGACAGGGAAAAACTTTCTAACTGAAAGACAACACCATCACAGGACAAAAACGCTACGGCATCACCTGTAATAACGTTCACTTTGAAAGATATGTTTATCGTTTTGCCGATATATTTACTATCTACAGAAACAAACCCCCTACACGGAATAAATACCGAAATCTGTGCGTTATAGTCTTCTGAATCACCGTTTAAACCTGTTAACGTCACATCGCCAAAGTTAAGTGAAATAACGTCTTTTTCGGGTGTTTGTACCGTTATTCCTGTGTTGTAGTTACCACACCGCAAAGAATCTGTACCCGATACAGGAACGTTTGTGAAAATACGTTTGACACGGTTTACAAAGATACCCAAATTAACTTCTTCATAGATTCCCTGTGAATCGTCTTTTATCGTAAAAAAACGTTGTTTAGAAAATTCATCCAAATTGTCTAGCGTCACACAATAAACGTTTATAGCACCGTAATTTTTGCCTACGGGTGTTATTACACTAGCCACCGCTTTAACGTTTATAGACGCACAGGAATCGGGCACAGGGAACGAAATTACACCACCTTTAACACTTATGGTAATATCTTTCGTTCCATCATTCCAAATAAGATTGCAAGAATCTAGTTTGTAATTTGTGTTCGGTGTAACAGTCAAATTTAAAGTTTCCCCTGTTTTAACTGTCTGTGGATGTGGTGAAACGGTACAATTTGTCAACTCATAAGTAACAGGAACGTCTTTCTGTGGTGTTTCGGGTGTAAACGTACCTGTAATAGTTACAGTTTCGTTTGTAGCAACAGGAACACTAAATGTAGCAACGTTACCGTTAACGTTCATAGTTCCCTGTGCAATTTCGTGATATTTGTTATTATAAGTAACTACAGGTGTAACCGTGAAAGTTCCATCTGTGTCACCTGTCAAAGTAATATCGAAATTTTCACCGTTTTGCACATAGGTGGCTGTAGTTCCCGAAACGTTATTTGTTATTGTCAACTCTTTCGGTTTCGGTGTGAACGTTCCATTTATTGTTACAGTTTCGTTTGTGGCAACAGGAACACTAAATGTAGCAACGTTACCGTTAACGTTCATAGTTCCCTGTGCAATTTCGTGATATTTGTTGTTATAAGTAACTACAGGGGTAACAGTAAAAGTTCCATCTTCGTCACCTGTCAAAGTAATATCGAAATTTTCACCATTTTTCACCGAAACGGCATTCGTTCCCGAAACGTTGTTATTTATCTTTAACTTTTTTACTGTAGGTTCTCCACCACGTGCGTTTAAGTAACACTGCATTTCGCCTGTGTTTGCTGAGCCGAAACCCAATCGCTTAGAAAAATATTTTCCATCTGACGAAATACCATCAATAGAACCGCCGATAACTTTTGCATCATCACTAGGGGAAACTTTCGATAAACTGAATTTAGTAATAGTTGAGGAACCCGATTTCATTCGGGATATATAGTTATCATCACCGTCATTCGGCAAAAAATAACAACCGTCCACCGCTTTTCCGCAAAAGTTTACGGTATTACCCTCATTGTCATAGTTAACACTACTTACAGATGTAGTTGTGCAATTTGTTAAGTGATAATTAATTTTATAACTTGCCATACTTATTTACCTTTTATAGTTACCATAACAATACTACCTGTTTCGTTCAACAACCCCTTATTCGGAAAATCTAGTTTTCTGATATTCGGGCGCACGTCAACAACGTTTGAACGGTTTGAAAGATATTTGTTTCCGTTCTCGCTTTTCGTCAACGTTGCAGTACTGTTTAAGATAATATCCTTATAAGTAAACAGAACGTCAACACGCAAGTGAACGGTGCAAATATCCCCGTCTTGTTGTTTCTCAGAAACGAAATAGTAACGGTTCAAACTTTCGATATAAACATAGTTAAACGTTACAGGTGTGCGTGTTCTGAAACGAACAACAGGCGTTAAAACATTGAACGTTGCATTCAATACGCCCGAATATTCTGCGTTTGCCTGTAAAGTCTTGTTTACTTCATTCGGTTTGCCGTTGTAAATGTAAGTTTTAATTTTAATCATACCGATAAAAGTTAAAAGGGTGTGCCCCTGTGCTATCAACTACAGGAAACACACCCGCCAAAAGTTAAACAACCAAATTAGGCAACAAAGAACACAACAAAGTTTTCGTTTGTGTCATTGAAGTAACCCGCATCAAACTTGAAATAGTTGTTGAAGAACTCGGCCTTTGCGTTGTAGTTGGTTGTTACTCGCTTATCCAAATTTGTAACGCCCAACGCATCACGGTCGAACATCACGCCCAAAACACCGCTAACTGAAACGGATGCACCGCTTGCCGATTTAACGTCAATCTTTGAAACGTTGGCAAAAGCATAGTCTTTTCCTGTTGCTTGCCAACTTGCAACGGTTTCAGCCTGTGGCAACAGAACGTTTTCACTGTGGAACGTATCGGCATACAGGTATGCTTTAGCTGCGGCTGCGAAATCGGACAACAGAACTGTGTGCAACACGTCTTTCGGTGTGAAACGTTCCTTACCGCCAACGTTAAACAAGGTTGAAATTGTCTGCAAACGGTCGGCATACAAACCCATTATATAGGCGGCAAATCTGATGAAGTCGGGTGTTGTTACTGCTACGGCTGCGGTAAGGTGTGCGCCCGTCTTATCGTTGTAAAGTTTCAACAGGTTAACGCAACGTACTGTTGATGCACTCGCATAGTCCACGGTTTCGTGGGTTGACGGTACGAAACCGAAAGCGGTTTTGTCGGCATCCAACGTTTCGGCAATCATATTATTAATTGTACGCATAACAAGCGCATCCGTCTTGATAGTCATTGACTTTTCAACTGCTGAATAAATCATAGACAGGAAACCGTTCAACTGTTCTGCGCTGCTGAAAGATTCCTTTACCTGTCTTTCAGTAATTGAAACAGGAACTTCAAAAGTTACCTTTGAGTTAAAGAACTTAGCGGAAACAGTCGGTTTGTGGAAAACATCCTGTTTGTACTCCTTATTGTCAACAAGATTCCACGTGTCGTTTTCCTCAGCCTGTGGAACGTCTGCGCTGATTTTCTCCAAAACGCTACCAAATTCCCACGCATCCATAAGAACACTCGGAACTTTACCCGAATAAGGGCGGTTCACGAAAACAACCTTACCGATGTGGTTAACCAACGATTTAACGTAATTATCCACGGCATTTTGGTTGAAAACTTCGTTACCCAAATCAACAACGTCCGTAAGGTCTTCGTGTACCAAATCGGTTCTACCCAATACTTCACCGCTTACGGTTTTAACTAAACCATAAATCTGTTTTACATCCATTTTTATAAAAATTTTAGTAATTAATAAATATCAACTGTTAACTCTTTTGCAAGTTCTGTTATCACTTGCGTTTTGAAATTAGTTTTGCGCAAACTCATTTCTTTTTGAATAATTTCACTAGTTGGAACACTAGACGGAACACCGTTTTTAACAACTGTTTTCGTGCCCGTTTCTTGTCTGTTCCCTGTGGAATCTCTTTGCTGTTTCGTGTCATTTCCGAAATCTCCATTGTTAAACGTTACACTTGAATCAACTGTGCTATTATTGCCTGTTTCGTCAACGGTGTTACTTGTTGTTTCCGTTGTTTTTGACGTTACAGGGTTTAACACGTCATATTCTTTATTAAACACTTGAATCTGTTTTTGCCATTCATCAAACTTCACTGTAATAATACCTTTTACTATATCGTTTGCAGTTTCGTTTGTTACGGCATCACACAAAGTTCTGTTTCCATATTTGAAACGAAAATCAATATCAATTATTTTCGGGTCGTCATTCCCGAATATTGATTCATACAAAACAGGAAACAGGGGTTTAAAGATTTTATCAAATAAACCGTTTTCAGTTGTAAAAAGTTCATTAATTTTCATCTTTGTTTTCTTTTTCTTCTGTTTCTTCTGTTTCTTGCGTTTCTTCTGTTTCTGTTTCCGTTTCTTCTGTTTCTTCTGTTTCTTCTGTTTCTGTTCCCGTTTCTTCTGTTTCTTGCGTTTCTTCTGTTTCGTTTTCCGTTACAGGGTCAACGTCTTCGGTATCGGTGTGGTCGTGCCCGTTTTCTGCTGCATTGAGCAACGACAAATAATTTTCGTGTTCGGTTTTCCAACTTGACCCCAAAGTTACCGAAATCTCTGTGCCGAACATTTCGTTCACACGTTTCACACCCTCAACACGTTCTAATAACATTGAATCAACAAACGGCATCAACGCATCAATATTCATTGAAACTTCTTGCGTGTTCAACCGTTCACGTTTCATATTATAGTTAGCATTCAAACCCAAATCGTTAAACAGGCTAGCTTTGTAGTACTGCAACAGTTCTATTAATTGCCCGATTTGTTGGTTTCCCTGTGTCGGTGGGGTCTGTAAGTTTACACCTTTGAAAAAGGCATTTTCACCGATAACGGAAAAATCACCGTTCAAAATTTTCTGTAAGAACAATTCTGCGCTCTGTTTTGTCTTGTCATCACTTGCCGAAATTAGCATAGTGATTCTTGTCAAAATGCTAGCCAAATTTAATGTTATTGTGGCATCCGTGTAAAGTACACCATATTTGCCGATAATAGGCAAAAGCGAATCCGCAAACGGTGTGTTATTGATAACGATAATATCGGAATCAATTTTAAACGTTTTGTTCAACTTTAACCACGGGTTTGCAACAACGAAATCTTTGCCGTGATAATAGGCATCACATTCGCCACCCCGTGTGCCCTGTAAGGCGTACAAATTACCGTCAACTTCTGCGATGCCAACGTTACCCGTTGTTTGAAGAATCTTTTCAAGTTCAACGGGCGGCATTGTTTCGGGCATCCCCGTGTAAACAAACATTTTTGAAGTCATACAAAGAACACGTTGCATAAACGTAAATAATGCAGAATCTTTGTTTTTAACTTCTGTTTGAAACCTGTTATATAAGTTTTCTTTTTCCATTATTTAATAAGTGTTTTAATCAACGTACAAAGTTCTGTTAACACCTTTGTGTTACTTTGCACCGTTTCATTTAACTTGTCGGTTTCGTTTTCGTGGCGTTCATTCTGTTTTTCCATATAGAAGAAAAGGGCGATGCACACCGCAACAGGAAAACCAACGTTACTAATAAGTGAAATTATTCCGTTTGCATCCATATAGTAATTTTTAACTTTGTTATTTGATGCTGCAAAGATAATAACTTTATTTGGTTACACCAAATAAACAGGGGAAAAATTGTTTCACGTTAAACATTTTTAACCCCTGTTAACAGTCATTAAGTAATAATGTTACTTCGTGCGCTCGCCATTAAATAGTTACGCACGATTTCGCCAATTTCGTTACTTTGATAAAATACCTTATCGGTAGCGAAATATCTAGTTATCTGCGATTCTAGATACGTTGCAGTACTCAACAACTTTCGTTTGTAGTTTGGTTTGCCGTTCATATTCAACGAATAAATCAAACTATTATCGGTATCTTTAATCGGTGTTGTTTTGTTGTGAATATAAATGAAATTATTCACACCGTTTTCGTTGTCTTCAACCTGTATCACGTTACCCTGTAGGGTCATTTCGTTAAACTGAATATAGAAGACAAACAACACGTCATTCGGTTTATATTTTACGGGCAAATGTGGATATGCTGCTAGTTCCCATTTACCGCCCGTTATCATTTGCAGATTTTCGTTGTCGAAACAGAAATATTTGTTACTTGCCTTATGTTTGACAATAGTACTGCAATATTCAACCGCCACCGTTGCACCGTGTTCGCCAAACTTGTAAATGTCAATAGTTCCCTGTTCCATTATTCGTACCTGTTTCAATCCCATTTCGGTAAAATACGGGCAAAACTGATTCACCGTGTTACCTAACATAAAGACTTTAACATCATTTCTTTGACGAATAATTGTGCTCAACAGGTTCATATATAACATAAACTCATCGGGCAAATAATAACGTCTTGTAAGGAACTCATCGAAAACAATAGTAGTTATGTTCGGGTAACTGCTAGACTTTTCGTGTTCCTGTTCTGAAAGACAAAACCCATAACAGAACGGTGTGTTGTCGGGCACACGTTTTTTGGTTTCGGGGTCATAAGACGAAAGAAACCATTTACCCGAAACATAAAACACTTCGTTAAACTTACCGTCTGTTAATTCCTGTATCACGCCATTTGCAACGTGATTTGCAAACAAACTTTCGGCACGTTTGCCCCTCAAATCTTCACGCCAACGCCTAATATATGCCATTTGTTTACCTGTGCGCAAATATTCTTTGATTCCATACAGTAACGTTGCATAAGTCTTACCGTTGGAACGTTCACCGAAAATAACGTTGTAATCTGCATTTTTTGACAAAATACGATTCAACGTGTAAAATTTAGGTGTTTCCACTTTTTCTTTTTTCTGTTTCATATTATTCCTTTTTTAATCTTATTCCCATTAAATAATTTATATAAAGAACTGAAAGACTTAAAGTGTACCCCGTTGGTTCTAAGTGTACCCCTGTGGTCGTATCGTAACTTGAAACGTTTCCCTTATAGTCTTTTATCGTTCCCGTTTGTTGGTAATCTATATATGTATGAATATTCTTACCTGTTGCACTCGGTGGGATGTCTAGATAGTTAGTAAAGGCATCAAACACACCATTTTCACCGTACGTTTCCACCATATAGGGAATAGCTGATTTCTTGTTAACTCCCGAAACGGTCATAGAATAATTATAATTTTTCCCGTTTACTGTAAGGGCGTTTTCTTCTTCAACCATATATCTTTTAGCACCCAAAGTTTTAAAACGGGTGTAACGCCCCTCATAGTCCCACACGCCCAAAGGTTTTGCGATTCCCTTTATTGTGACGGGTTCAACCTTTTCAAAGGGTATTTTATGAAACTTACAGGCGGCACGCAATTTCTGTTGTGCTAAATCGTTGTATGCCTTAAAATATTCTTTGTGGGCATCCCCGTTCATTATTTTAACGCTATCGGTATCGCTATAAATGTAATCGTCACCACATTCTGAAATGCCTGTAAACAAGTTTCTTCGTGCATAGGCGGTAACATAGATACCCCACGGGTAAAATAAAAAGCGGTTTTTGCTATCGTTGTATTTATTGAGCATTTCTAATTGCTTTTCGCCTGTAAGGTGTTCCACATCCCAATTTTCACCGTCACACAAAATTTCATCACGCAACGGGTTTGTAACACACATACCATAACAACTGTTTAGCATTTCTTTGCTGTTCAGATATTCCACTTCTTTACCCTTTACCCCTTTAAGTTTCGTTTTCATTTCATACATGTGCAAAATAAATTTCACAAATTCGGTCGGCAAATATTCTTTGCGATAACAAATCATTCGCCCGATTCTTATTTGTTCCCACGTGTAAAACTGCGAAAACACTTTGTAATCTATTTCGGTAATTGTCATACATATTTTCTTTGCACAAACCAATCTACCGTTATTCTCGGAAACGTTTTCTTTTACGAAACATTTACTAACAGATATAGGGTTTTCGTTTTCTGATTTCGCAAAAATGTTTGTAATCTCTACATCGAACACACAACAAAATTTGCTAGTCATAAACTCAAATTGTTTCATAGACTTTACAGGAACAAAAACGCCTGTGCTCATAGGGAATTTTTCTGAAACCATAACATATGGGTAACTGCTAGTAAAATCGTAACTATCTACGTTTTCAATTACTTCATCGGTGTACTTTGCGTTTGCGTGTGTGAAACCGCCCGAAAATGCCCTTTGCAGCATAGAAAATTCATCCAAACCCGTTATATTTAAAGAATGAATCTTATCAATATATTTAAAGTTAGGAATCGTTTTCCCTGTTTCGTCAGTTGTTTTAAAACATACAGAACGGCAATACTTTCGGACAAACCCCGTTTTTGTAATCGGTAAACGTGTTATTCCTTTGTACTGCTCTATTAATTCCTGTATGTAACACATAACAACTTTAATGTCGTTCAAACAGTAACCTATTTCTTTTTGGGTCAACGGTGTTTCACTGTGGCGCAACAGGGAATAATCTAAATCACCGACTAACTTTTCACATTTATATTTGTGAAGTTGTTCACCCAATTTCGCCAACGAATAACCCGATAATAGGTAACTGCAACGGAACTCTAAACCCGTTTTAGTTATGCCGTAAATCGGTTTTCTTAGGTCTATAGAAAAAACCTTTTCCCAATCTAACAATTCACGGAAAAACTGAAATTCGTATGCCAAATTGTGAACGTAAATGATAACACGTTTCTTTTGGCAAAGTTTCAATATATCTACGATTTCAGATAGCATTTGCAAAAATTCATTCCACGTTCTACCGATAATGCAGAAACCGTTTATTCCAAATTGCCACACATACATCAAAGAACACTTTTCCATTTTTGTGTCTTTACCGCCTAATTTCATATAACGTTCATAACTGTATGTTTCCCCGTCTTCATCCCTGTAAAAAGATGTAGTTTCAATATCGAAAGAAACAGGCACATTAAGGAACTTTTCGCCCTTATTATTGCCTGTAAAATTCTTTTCGTTCACCGCCAAAGATAAAACCTTTGCAATATCTTTTGGCGTGAAAACTTCTGTTTGTAGTTCAAAGGGTATTTTCTTCATTATAAACCGAAATCTTTAAATCTATCTAATATTTTTTGTATTTGACTTTCTACCATTTCACCGGCATTGTCAATATCATCTTGCAACGAATCTGCTATTTTTATTGCATCACTTTCGATTTGGTCGGAAACGTCTTTACTTTCTTGTTCAAGTTCCCCCGTGAAATCTTTGTATTGCATTAAATACTGTTCCAAAAAACGCTCATCGGAAACACTTGCAATTTTACCCATTAATTTGTTTTGCATCAAACTGAATTCGTTATCATTCAGTTTATATGTGCTCTTTAAGTGCTGTGCGTATTCTTTCGTACCTGTTGCACTTGATGTCGGTTGTTGAAGAAACGCCACCGCTTTTGCGTATTCGATTTTTAAATCGTTCCAATCGTGTTTCATTGAAAATTTTGCGAAACCCTTTACATCACCTTTGTTTAAGGCGACAACTGCGGGCGAAATGATACCCGAATTTTCAACGTTTTGGATTCTTCGATTTGCCTGTTGAAAAGTTCGTGCAATTTCTTTTCTTAAAACGGGGTCTGATTCCAAAGCGGTTAAAATCTCACTTTTTGCGTGAATTTTACCCGTAAATGAAAAGGTTCTTTTGCTAAAACCAATAGGATTCCTTTTTGCCATAACTTACTAAATTTAAAATGAAACAAAAACGGGGGCAACAATAAACAAAGTTACTGTTTACCCCCGTGACGTTATCCACCCTTTACCCTACAAAACTACTTATCTACAAAGGTAATACCGTAACACTTTTTGGCGTGCGATTCATATTCGTAAATCGTGTAACCGACTTTGTTTGCTTTAATAGCATCCACCGCCTCACTATCTGCGAGAATCTCACGTATCATGTCACCTGTGAACTGTGGCAAGTTCACCAATCGTTTATTTTCGGCATCAATAATAACAGGCGAATCGCCTAACCGTGATTTGTGAACGTACAAACCATTGATAGGATGCACAACGTCACCGCCACCCTCATTCTTACTGTTGAAAATGTCGGTCAACTTTACAAACGGAAAATCTGTTGTATCAATACCGAAACTTGTTTTGTTGAACTTACTTGCAAAACTAAAACCTTTAGCCATAACTTAAAACCTTTAAACGTTAAACTTCTGTTGTTACTTTACCTCATTCAAACCGTTTGCAGCCGCAAACTCATTCAACCACTTTTTAAAGCGGTTCAACTTGATAACCGCCTTATCATCTTTAGCAACTTCGTTTGAATTCATCAAAGCGTTAACACTTGTAATACAGTTGAAAACAGTTTCATTAAAATTTTCGTTCATAACTTACCTAATTTAAATTGTTAAACTTAATGTTTCTAAAACACGGTGCAAAGATACGTCTTTTTCCAATAACCACCAAATTTTTTCTGTTAAGAAATCTTAAAGAATAAAATTAATATCTGTTAACACTTGTTTGTTCCACGTGAAACATTTGCTGCATCCACTTGCCACCGTTCCACGTGAAACATCTTTTTATAAAAGTTTAACAGTGTTAAAGAATGGTAAATGTGGCACAGAGCAAAAACCGTGCCAAACTGTGTTAGCAACTGTTAAAACATAGTTGGGAAATGTTAAAATGGGGTGCCTTGTGTAC